CCTACGACTGGTCTGTTCACCACCCCAAGGCGATGACGCTTTGCGTCTGCCAGCGATAGACCCCGACTCTTTAGATATGATTCTGCCAACTCTACGTTCTGTTCGTAGTGGCTTGATGCCTTCTCCAACAATTTCTTTTGCTCTAGACTTTGCTTCACGGAAATCTACTTTCTCTACCTTTTGAATAATATTATATATGTCCCCTGATATCTCGCAAGCAAGGCAGTTGAACACGTCTTCCTCATGATTAACACCTGCTGAAGCATGTGAATCATCATGAAAAGGGCATCGCATATTACGCCAACCATTGCCTTGTGGGATATTGTATGCACCATAATGCTTCAGTATAACTTCAACTTCACTCATACGCATCTTTCACTAAATCTAAATATATAGATACTGGCATTGTTGCATACCATTCGCCAACATTAGTTGTGCCCCGTCTTTTATGTATGACAACACCTGTTGATGCTTCTGCATTTTTTATTTCAGTTTTTAATTCTTCCATCCATTCAGCAAGCCTAGGGTTAGCGTGATTCTTAACCTCAATAACAACATCGTAAAAGTTTGATATGTCACCTTTGTCATAAGCACCCGTAAGGGCACGTCTTTCCACATTGGGATAGCCATGCCCTTTTAGGTGTTTTACGACAGCAGTTTCAGCACTAGTGCCTTTTTGCTTTTGTTTGGACATTTAGTTCTTTTTAACTGTCAATCCGATATTCTCTGTAACAATTTCATAAGTGGTTTTTTTAGTACCATCTTTTGCTTCGTAAGAGTTTTGTTTAAGTTCACCTGTAATCATTACAGCGTCACCTTTTTTAAGGTCTTTAGCATTCTCTGCTGCTTTACCCCAAACGCTTCCACGAAGGTATGTTACTGAAGCATTTACCCATTCACCTTGTTCGTTCTGTTTACGTGAATTGGATGCAACCTGATAATTTAATACTGTTGTATCGTTAACAGGTTTACTTTCAACATCTTCTGTTAGATGTCCGTTGATTATTACATATGGTAGTGCCATTTATTTCTCCTTATTTTTGTTTTGTTTTTCCAACTTTGATGATACTTGTTTATGTGTTATGAATGGTGGTGCTGTAAAGACATTATTCTTTGCAGCAATATTCATTGCGTGTTTCCAAGTAGCACCAGCGTGTAATGCACCTATTGCATATGGTGAACCTGAACCTATGCCATAGATACCATCTTCACGCATTAGTACTGACAAGGAATCATCTATTTCAAATATCATTCCACCTAATGCTATAAGGAAAATGAAATCTGAATCTTCACTTTCTTTATCAGGCATGTAACCATTAACAGTTAACGCCACTCTCATTGATGGAATAACCATTGAAATCATGTAGTGATACAAGTTTTTGTACGCTGCAGAGTTAGGTGTTGGTGGTATCCAGTTATGTTGAATGATGTCGCAAGGTTGTGTTAAACCTGCACCTGCTATTAAAAACTTTCCACGCTTAGTAATCTTTTGCATTACTGGATGTGTGTAAGTTCTTCCATCATCATCTGTGACACGTGAATCAGCAATTAATAAACAATAATCTTTTTTTTGTAAACCAAGTATTGTTGTCATAATCTTTCACCTATATTCGATTCATTGTTGCAAGTACAATACCATACTGATGAACAAATGTAGCATTTGCCATCACTATCCCTCATGCTGTTTCTTTTATATCTGCAAGATACATATACAGTGGATTGAAGTCTAAGAACACTGCTTCTGTTCCATTTGAAACTGCTTTGCCGTAACGATTCTTTACTGGTGCTACAGCCAAGTCACCACTAGGTGTCATACCAAGTGTACAAATTAGTGCAGGTAGTTGTGAAACCTTACCTTGAATTGTGTATCTTGGTGGACAGATTGGTTGAATGTCACCAACTGGTGGTATCCAAGATTCTGATGTGTGATGTAGTAAAAGAATTGCAGCATTAGTATCGCGTGCTAAATATTTTAGTTCTTTCATTGTTGCTCTAATGGCTGACCATTCTTCAGCACCACCTTCAGTAACATCTGAAAGGTTGTCGACAACTATTAAATGTGGGTTTTCACCATGTACTTCTTCAAACGCCAATACTTCTTCATCAATATCGGAAAGTGTTGGGGCTGATTCAAAACTCCATTTAATGTGTCCTGCTTTGTTTAATTCGTTGATTGCTTTGCCTTCGTCACTAGCGAGTATGCTTTCGGCTTCAATTTGACTTACCCCTGTAATCATTGAATACAAACGCATACTCATAGTGTGTGCTCCAGTATCTGCACAGATATAGAGAGTTGGAACTTTTGTACGCAGGGCTACTGCTAAAGCAAGTGTTGATTTACCAACACCTGGTGCTCCAGCAAACATTGACACTTCACTTCTTCTAAGAAGAATTTTCATGTAATCAAATGCCCTGAACACAGGTGGCAATGGTTCGCCACCTGATTCATTTTTTCCAACTGTTCTACTAATTGTTCTCATGAACTAGTTAACCCAGCCTGCTTGTCCTTTGCGAATCCATTGTGGGTCGCATTGTTCATCTTTGCGTTCTTTAGGTAGTCCACACATCCATGCTTGCCATGGACCTCTGCCACCTACACCACTTCTGTGAATCAACGGACCATGCTTACAACTTGGTGCTGGACCTGTTGAGTTTGGTGGTGTAACAGGTGCAAAACCTGTTGATGATGATATGTCGGTAGCACCTAATGCTTTGGCTGCGTATGCAACTTGTGCACCATCGCCAACTAATGTTTCTTCTAATGCACCAACAAGTTTATCAATTTCGCCAGTTACTGCTAAATCAATATTCTTTGATAGTTCAATAAAATTATCACCACGAACAGTAATAATTGTACCGATTCTTGTTTTAACATTAACGACAAATGCTGATTCATTTGACATTACTTATCTCCAATGTTCCTAATGGTAAGTGTTTCTCACCATTCACCCAATAACAGTAATCTGTTAATGAGCACATTTTACACCCATCGAAATTAGGAAGATAGATATCATGCTCTCTTGCCTTCTGGAAGAGTGCAACCATCTCATCTAGTTTCTTTAATGTAAACTTATCCAAGTTAACAGGATTACTTGTTGTTCCTGTTCTTGCCATCCAATAACATCCCCAACTTGGTCGGACGTTATACACACGTTCAAGTAAGCAAGCATAGACCTGTAATTGTAAATCTGTTTGAGGTGTTCGTTGACCAGTTTTTAAATCAAGAATAACAAGTTCACCATCTGGTGTTACAAATATTCTATCAACTGCACCTTTGAAAGATATGCCACCGATTTCAACTTCCATAACAATTTCAATGCCAGGTTTTCCGTCAGGTGTTGTCCAGATTGTCCAATTAGAGTTATCACGCCAAGTAATCCAATTGTCTAAAAACTTTTTACCATTCGCATACCACCATGTGGCATTTTCACCGTCAGGGTTTGCTTTAGTTGTACGAGATGATTGTCTTAAATCTTCAGTTTTAATTTCACCATTTTTAGTGGCTTCATCTAACTCAATTTTCCAAGCATCATCCCATAATGAATCAATAGATAACATTATTTTTTTTTCCATTTTTCTACAGGTTTCAAAATACTTCTAGGAATAATTTTACCATACTGGGCTTCAATACCTTTATCCCAACCTTCTTGGGCTGGTAACCAACCAAGTATTTCAACTTCAAGGAATTCTTTAGGAACTGGTACAACACCAAAAATTATTAAGCCTTCTTTTTTTAAATCTTTTTCTCTAACAGCAGGACCATCTTGCGTGCGTACTCTGCGTACTTCAATGTTAGTACCAACATCAGGTAAGTCTTTATATTTTTTATGGTCAGCACCTTTCCAAATACTTCCTGACCAGTATTCGTTAATTGCTTTAGCAACAGCAATTTCACCAATCGCTGCAGCAACTAAGGCTGTGCGATTATCTTCCATCTTCAAAGGATTGTAATAAGGTGCATCAGGTTTACCCCAGTTGTTTGTATATCTTCTGATACCTATCGTGCTTGCATACTCGTACTCCCAAGATTCTAATTTAACTATCAAGATTTTCTCTTTTCCAAAGTTCTAAATCATAGTTTTCTGTTGCACGATGCACAGCACTACCACCTATAGACCAAGTGGCTGGTTGTTCTTCAACTTTAGCAATCCGAGATAAGTAATAACGATAACCACAAGACAACCAAGTGGTTAAACTAGAATACGAAGTATGTTCAGGAACTTCGTGTCCGTTAACTTTTAACACTTGACCCTCTTCCAATTATCGTAGTTAGAGAAGTAGGGCGTGTGAAATGGAGTAAACGCACGCCCTACATGTAGTGAACTCATTTGAGGAGGATGTCCACTAAAACTAACTGTAGCGTCAGAATTACACTGGTGCAACTACCGAAAAGTTTGTGTCGGAAGTTGCGACTAAAAATTACATGTGCTTATAATGGGCTCGGGGCGAGGGGCTCAGGGTATAGGGTGTGGGTGTGAGCGTGAGCGAAAGCGAACTGCGAACATCAACAAGTACCCCGTAGGGGTACAAAGTTCAAGACTCGAATGAGGATTGAACGCAGGAAAGTCTGAAGATAATTCTTCAGCATAGGTAAGGAGAACCTATTTTATTACCAGATATACCATTACCAATAATGGAAAGAGAAGTTCCAGCAGAAGTTTCACGTAATTATGTTCGTGAACAAGTTATGATAAAAGGCTGGGACGGACGTGAATGGGTATGTATAAATGAGTTAATAGATAGAGAATCTAAATGGAGTAACGTGGCAGATAATCCTAAATCTTCTGCTTATGGTTTATTTCAAATGTTAAAAACGCCGATTGGCTTACCAGTTAGTGAGCAAACAGAGCGTGGGTTGCGATACATTAAGCATCGTTACGACACGCCCTGCGAAGCATTACGCCATCATAATAGACGTAATTGGTACTAATACCTTTTAGTATTTCTTTTTACATATCTGTAAATTGATGCAAAAGTTATACAAAACAATACAGATATTATGAACTGCGTAAATATCATTCGTAATCCAATCTCGTATCAATGGGTGTTGGTGGTGTAACTAAGGCTTCACAAGACCAGCAGTAAGCACCTTCTAAACCATATGCGTCAATCTCATATGTTTCAAGGTCAAAATGCGTAGGTATCATAAGCCACTCACCACCACATCTAGTGCAGTTAGCACTAGGTATGGCAGTAAAGTCATCAGAACTATTCGTCGGACTCATTTATGAAATCAATCATACCTTCTGATATTGTTCCAAACTTTAACGCAATCACACCAACAGCAGCACATAGAACACGCCTAGCATTTTCGTTAATCGCTGCATTTTCCCACATGGAATCAGTAGCAATTAGTTCTTCCATCTGTTGAACAAGTTCTTCAACAACTGTTAACGAAGCATCGATATCATACTTATCGAATATTTCGTTAATCATGTTTGGTATTTCTTCTTCTTGCATTAGGGTGAAACCTTTCCCCAAATGTATCTGGTTGTCCGAACTCTAGCATAGCAGGAGTTATATTTTTTATTTCTCTTATTTTCTTTCTTTCTTCAGGTGTGGTGCCTCCCCATACTCCTAACACTTTAACGTGAAGAGCATAGTCGAGGCACTCATCAATTACAGGACACCCAATGCAGAACTTTTTTTGCATATTCCCATGCCCTGATTCAATATCGAAAAACCAATCAGGGTCTGGGTGATTGTTACATTTAGCAGTTTCGAAGAAAGGAGTTTTAACATCAAGGCGTTTAGCCTTGTGTGTTAATCGTGCTACTGAACTCCCTCTAGAACTGATAGTGTCTGCCATCTGCGTTCGACCTCATCTTGAATAGTAGTTTCACCTGATTGCACTCTTGCAATGGCAGGACCGAAATCAATCACATCAGCCTTACGCCAAGCACCTGACTTTAACCATTCTTCAGGTGTTTTATTTTTATCTATCGGTGCATAATCATATTCAAGAATAGTTACAGACTTGTTAGAAGGCTCAATGATGTATGCATATTCTGCACCCCAATGGTCAGTCTCCCAAGTAATCCAATCGCCACTCTTACTATCTTTCATTGGATAGCCGTAACCTTTTAAGTATTCTTTATCATCATCTTTATTTGGAATTGGATACAGTCCAGACCAACCATAGTTCTCAAACACTAATGTGCTTATGGCTTTATCGAAACCATCACGCAAAACAATTTCGAGTAACACCATAACCATGTTCGCTGGGTATCCGTCCCAATGTACGTAACGACCTATCCAAGCGTCGTCACCTACATATCTACCAACTACTGAACGTGTTGCCATTTACACTTCCTCCATTGCAACTATGCGTTTGAATACATCTGCTAATTCCTCTAGCAGTTTAAGTTGCGTATCTGCATAAGGAACAATCTCTTGACCTTTCCTAATGCAATAGGTCAACGCTCTATGTAGTACTTGTATTTCTTCTAATGTAAGTTGCACACCAATTTTAGTGTCGCTCATTAGAACTCCACTTCGATTGATTCTTCAGAATATGAATCATCAGCACCAGCATCAAAGTTGTATTCCATACCACTAACGGCAGACTCAACTTTTTCTCTGGCTTCATCTTCAGACTCAGCCTTAACTGTGAATGAATAAGAAATAACAACGCGACCCTCATACTCTTGTTCAAGTAGAGACGCACCGATATCGCTTAATAGTTCGTTGGCTTCATCACGATGAACACGGATTTCTTCTTCGCCACCAGCAAACTCGCCATCAAAGTAAGACCAAACAGCGTTCTGAATACGGCGAACCTCAGTTTGGCTTACCGATAATCGTTTATCTGCTTGCTCTAACTGTTCTTTTAACTGATTTATTTCTCGTTGTACTACATCAAGAGGACTAAGTTCAACCACAGTATCTGGTATAACTACAGTTTCTTGATTATTTTCTTCTGACATACTTTCTCCATTTCTGTACCCCATCGGGGTACTATTGTTGTTCTTCTTCTTTCTTTACTTCCTCGCCAAGATAATTTACCCCAGCGAGAAAATCTTTACAGTCTTGGCACAGTTTCTTAGGTTCTTTTGCATAAGAACCATCAGGGTTCTGCCAAGCAACTATCCATACACCAACACTTGTATCAGCAATATCATTCTTTGCAATTCCTGGACAGTCACCCATACCACATATATCAAGAGTAGTTTCTTGATTATACTCAAGCATATCATGGATAAAGTTAAATAATTCTTTTTTAGTCTTAAAACTTTGACCAAGTATTCTGTTTAATTGTTTAACAGATGGACTTGATTTAGTTTTACGCTTTAAGTCCCAAGCAAGTTGCCTGTAAGCAACAAGTAAAGCCATGTGCTGACCTAAAGTAAGACTTAACATTTTCTTTTTATCACTCATTGTCATACTCCTTTTCGTATTCTGTTACCCAGCCTTCGTCATGACCTCTATTGAATGCATTTTCAATATCGATACAGACTTTGCACTCGCCACTCCATGATTGACCATGACAAGTAAATGCGTTATCTAATTGACTCATACTGTCACCTCTCTAACAATATAGTCGGCTTCTTCAGCAAGGTCAATACCATAAGCCTCAATAATTGTTTCATGGGCTGTACGCATAGCCTTAACTTCATCATAAGCAAGAATGTTAATAACTTCTGTGCCTAAATTAACTATGACTTTATACTCTTTCATTCGTTTCTCCATTTCTGTTAATCACTATCTGTTCAAACGCCAGTCTGGCGAATGTTCTAATACACTACGCACATCATCAGGTGTTGCGTCAATAACATCTTCGAACTCTTCGAACCAATCTTCGTTCTTATATATACGATAAGAAACAAGTAGTTCGTTGTTTTTATATTCGGTGAACTCATACTCACCTATGACAGCAGTTTTTTTCTTGTCGTCATATTGAATTGAATAGTCGTCACTAAGTTCAGCAAGTATCTCACCGAGACGCCATTTCTCACTTTCCATTCTGTTCACCTCTTTTCGTAATAATAATATCTGCCAACAGTTTAGTATTGTTACCATGTAAAACGAACTCAACAACAGGGCGTGTCTCAGAACTTGTTGAACATAATCTACAAGTTGAACACTTAACTCTGTTATCAAGTTGATTAGGGCAAGAAACAACACGACGACCAGCAATCCTGTACCCCGTCAGGGTACTATCTTTAGGTGACTCAATGATTGCTTGCCAACCATTAGCGATAGCCTTCTCAACTTCTTCAGGTGTTTCACAACTAGCATTAAGCACCCAGCCGTCAATTTCTTCTGGTGAGCGATTACGCCAGTCATGAGTGTAGCCGTAGCCACGCAAGTCTTTGCGTTCTTTATGCAACTTGTTAGCCTCGGCTATGTATTCATCATCAACATCACCAGATACTAGATGACGAACAACAGATTTGTATGGAGTTTGTGTCGTAAGCCGAACGAACGCTTCTTGCACAGACTTACCATACTTTTTAGCAAGTGCGAACGAGCCTCCACCAGCACCAGCAGACGCATAGCACTTAGGTTTGCCGTCAATGAATAACGGGCAATCACTAGCACATGTGTCAGGTGTTCTATAAGTTGCAGCCATACTCCCTAACTTCTTGTTATGGGAGATAGGCGACCCGATTGTAGGCACGACCATTTCCTTTCTCGTAGTGTTGTGTTCTCAAATGTCTCTCGGTTTCGGTAACATCAAAGCCGACAGGTATAACTTGAACATGCTCTTTAATGAAAGGTTCTTGCATGAGGGCACTAAGATATTCTGTTGTCATTAGTCTCTCTGCAATAATTTCTTCCATACATACATCACAGTAAGCCTGTTTTACACTATCTTTACAATTACATTTCTCTTCCATTTATTCCTCCTCTAATAGTGATAGCCCAAGCGAGAAAGAGAGAAACCAACTTGGGCTATCGGGTCAGTACCCCAACGGGGTACACATTTTACTTGAGCAGAGAGTTCAACTCTTTCTTAATCTCTCTTGCTTTATCTCCACGCCAAGTTGAAGCATTGGCTAGGAAGTATCGGACAACACTATCGGCACGCTCATAAATATACATGTCGTTAATGCTGTCAATCATACTCATGGCTTCAAGGTATGGTTTAGCATAAACACTTATCCCTTTACCTTGTTTAGACCAATCAGTCTCAATTTCTTTTGCTATCTCGTAAATAGGTCTCATAGATACCTCGATACTGAAGCGTAAGTCGCTGTTGAAACAACATCTTCATCAGACAACTTAAGCATACGAATAGCATTAGATAAGTCAGCAACAATGTCATCATAATCATTGCTCACATAGTTTCTGCCGTAACCACGCCCACCACCATAAGGCTTAGTTGGTGTTTGAACTTCTGGAGGCATAAGAGACAAAGGTATCTCTACCACAATCTCAAATACATTCCCGTTACCACGCCAATTATGAGACACTTCACCCATAAATTGAGGATTACTTACAACAATTTTCTTAACTTGTTCCTTGTAATCCTTTTCTTCTTCTTCAGATATCTTTAGTTGGTGTTCATACTCAGCCTGAGTATTTTGTACCAACCTTAGTTTTTCTTCCAAAGCACCTAAGAGTTTATCTCTAGACACCTTGATATTTATTCCTTTACCCATTACTTTCATCTCCATTTCTTAAATACCCCGTCGGGGTACTTCTTGGGTGTGGTTGGCAGAGCGAGTATGGTTTCCCTAACACTTGCGTGCTATTGCCTTCGATACCAACCACTAATCAAATACCCTTACGGGGTACTTGAAACTTAATTTAACAAGTCAGCCAATTCTTCAGCATAAGTAATAAGCAACACCAAAGAAAACCAACATACAACAAGCATAAGGCGTTCACCCCTGCGAGTCAAGACTATCGGTGCTTTTTTATTCACATATCCTCCATTAAAACATCTAATCTTTTGCACCAATACTCCATGCAAGCGTCTAAGTCTCTTGAAACTTTTAAGTCACGAAACTTAGGTACAGTACCCTTTCGGGGTACATAATTAACAACCACTACTGAGCGAGTCTTAATCACACGCCTAGTAGGTATGCCGTTTTTATACTTCTTCATCATTAGCCTCACAACTAGGGCAAAGGGTTTCACCATTAGGGTAAATATGTCCACCCTCATCAGTAAGGTCAATTAAGACTTGGCAAACAACACACCTACAACACACATCACAACTGCAATTTGCTCTGCATTGTTCGCAACCATTTTGGCAATCACCAAGATGAATAGTAGTCATTTTCTCTTTCCTCCTCTAAGTACCCCCTCGGGGTACTAACTCGACTTGATACATCAAGCATATAGCCAACGGCTGAGCATGTCAAGCATATACGCACATTTTGAACTAACGGGGGCGTCAAAATCTGCCGTACTGTGCCGTCAGAAAAAGTTTGTTGCGAGCCACAAGTTTGTGGCGAGAAAATTTGTTGCGGATTTTTTTGGGCAAAAAAAATAACCCCCGATTTCTCGGGGGCTATTCTTAGGACTTAGGCTTGAACCTTTTGTCCTTGCTTTAGACTTGCTTGGTAGTGCTTGATAATATCTAGCGTTTCTTGCTTGAATACGTCTGGATATTTTTTAGCAACTGCGTTTCTTACTGCTCGATATTGCAAGACAACTTCGGCTTTTGGAATATCGCCATTTGCAATAAGTTTTGCAACTTTTGCAACTGCCTTTTGCAACTTGTCCTTGTCTGTTGATTCTGTTGCTTTTCTATCTGCTCGAGCATTAGCAACTTGTGACAATTCTGCCTCATCTTTTAAGAGCATGGTCAGAAACTTGCCGTCGGTGTGAGCAACTCTTTTTACTGCTAATTCATCAAGTGCCACGCCGTCGGTGTCTTTCACTTTTGCAAGTGCGTCGGAATTATATTTTGCGAATACTTTTCCACACTTGATGATTCTGCTCATTTTGTTTTTGTCGTAACCTAATTTTACGGCAATCTCATCTTGAGTGTTGAATATCTTGCTTGCAAGTGATTCAACTGCAGAAACACACGCAACCCTGAAACTTGCGTTTCCTGTTGCTCTTGCTTTCTTGTATTCGTCGGACGCCTTAAACAATTCTTCTTGCTTGTTTAGATTGCCCTCGGTTTCATCTGCTAATTGAAACAATCTTACAATTTCTGCTTGCCCTGTTTCAATTTCTTTCAGTCTTGCAATTGCGTCTTTTGCTTTCTTAACTGCTTTTGCTTTCTCCATTTTGTTTTCTCTTTTCTTCGAGTACCCCGTCGGGGTAGTTTCTCTTAATAATGATTATTCCCTAATAAGGGTCAAGGGTCAAGTTTTTAACCCTTTTTCTAGGTTAAATTTAGGTTAAATCTAGGTGAACAACAGGTGAACGAAACATGCCCGAAATGTCCGAATTTGTGGCGGAAAAAAAGGTTTGTTTCGGTTAAGTTTGTG